CAGTCAACGCGGGTGTTGCGGTAAACAAGCTGCTACAAATATCCTGCGGTGCCGCGTACACAGACGACAGGGAGGTTGTGGAGTTCGACGCATCTCCTCGCCTACACGTGCTGGACGAAGTGCTTGAGGAGACTGAACGCAAAGTCATCATCTTTGCGTTGTTCCGTTCCAGCATCGACACCATAGTGACGCACCTCAGCAAGCAAGGCTATGCCGTGGGACAGATTCATGGCGACGTGAGCGCCAGCAAACGTGGACAGATCATCGGCGACTTTCAGACCACTGACAGGATACGCGTGCTGGTCTTGCAACCACAAGCAACAGCGCACGGGATTACCCTAACTGCCGCAGACACTGTTGTGTTCTTTGGGCCACTGATGAGCGTGGAGATGTACACGCAATGTATCGCTCGCGCTGATCGCAAAGGTCAAGACTCTGACAAAGTTACTGTGGTACACATTGAGTCAAGCCCGATTGAGAAAAAACTATTCAAGGCTATGGAGGGTAAAGTTGACGAGCATAAACTGCTTGTAAACATGTTTGACAGCGAAGTAAAAAATATTTAAAGAAAGGAGTTGCATTGGATTTTGTTCCGTGTATGATGTTAAACGTTAGACAAAACAACAGGAGAAGCAAGTGACTACAACAATAGACGATGACGCTCCCGCACAAGAGGAGCACAACGAATTAACCACTGTCCCTATGGACAAGTTGGCTAAGGTGTACCGTAAGATGGCGGCTCGAATTCAAGAGCTGACTCAAGCGTACGAAAACGAAGTTGAGGAAATCAAGCGGCAACAAGACACCGTGAAGATCGCACTCAAAGATCAGATGCTTGCACTGGGCATGTCCTCTGTGCGCACTGACCAAGGCACTGTGGTGTTGTCAACAAAGACACGCTACAACACACAAGACTGGGATTCATTCAAGACATTCGTGCTTCAACACGAAGCCGTTGACTTGTTGGAGAAGCGTATTGCGCAGACCAACATGGCAACATTCCTTGAAGACAACCCCGGCCTCGTACCACCCGGATTGAACTCATTAACTGAGTACGCAATCTCTGTTCGCAAACCAACCAAGTAATCAGGAGAAATATCACATGACTAATGTGACGCTTTTTAACAAAGCAAACGTACCCGCGTTTGCAAAGAATCGTGAGGGCATGTCCTCAGTTGCTAAAGCTCTGGCTGGCAACAACGTAGATACATCCAAACGTATCTCAATCAAAGGCGGCGTGTTCCGTCTGTACAGCGGCGGTAAAGAGATCGCTTCAATCGAAGAACGCTATCTGGACGTTGTGTTCGTTGCCGCTGCGCCAGACATTGGCCGCGTGTTCTACGCCAAGTCCTACGATGGTGAGGTGTCTGCGCCTGACTGCTGGTCGGCTGATGGTAAGACCCCCTCTATTGATGCGGGTAACAAACAGCACGCCAACTGCAAAGACTGCCCACAGAATATTGCAGGGTCTGGTCAGAACAACAGCCGCGCATGCCGCTTCCAGCAACGTGTTGCCGTAGTGTTAGCCAACGATATGGATGGCGACATTCTCCAGTTGACTCTGCCAGCTAAGTCCATCTTTGGTGATGGTGAAGGTGACAACCGTCCGTTGAAGGCGTACGTCAAGTGGTTGATGGCGCAACAAGACCCTATTGACCCCAGCTTGGTCGTGACGCGTCTGAAGTTTGATACCAAGTCGGAAAGCCCGAAGCTGTTCTTCAAAGAGATGCGCTGGTTGAACGATGACGAGTATGAGACAGTCTCCGCAAAAGCCGCTTCTCCCGAAGCCCAGCGTGCCGTTTCTATGACTATGCCGAAACCCGCTACGGTGGCGGCTCCTCTGGCTATTGCTGGCAAACGTCCTGCCGTGGCTGAAGTGGCTGAGGAAGAAGAACCGCCAGCACCAGCACCCAAGGCAAAGAAAGCCAAGGCCGCGCCTGCTGTGGAGGAAGAAAGCGAAGAGCCTACTGTGCGTAAGGAAGAGAAGAAGCCGAATGCCGTGCCTGCCAAGAAATCAAACTTGGCGGCAATGGTTGACGATTGGGAAGAAGACTAAGGAGGAGGGGGCTTCGGCCCCTTACAACATGGCTTACTCACAACAAACAATCAACATGGTCATGAAAGCGCCGAAGACGTTGGGTAACCAACTCGGGCGCTGGGCTGTTCACCACAACTTTTCTGTCGTAAGAATCTCTCAAGCACTTGGTGTTTCACGCCAATCTGTTTACAACTGGTTCGGCGGCGGCGAAGTTTTTGTAGCTTACCGGCCATCGGCAAGCTCACTTCTCAAAATCCTACAAACATCAAGCACAGCCGACGAGGCTTGGAGAAAAACATGCAAGGCATTCAACCTAAGCAACTGAGTAACAACGAACTTCTGCGCTACATCTACATCACGGGCTTCGACAAAGTTCCACCGGACTGGGTTGAGACGCTTGTAGAACGCTTGGCTGGTTTTATTGATGCCAGAGAATCAATCTATCAAGACGGCTTTGAAGAAGGTTTTCAGCAAGGCGTAGCACACGCTAACGACGACTTCAAATAACCCAAAGGATAGACATGACTCCGCTTGAGTTCCTAGCGGTGGTTTTGCCGTCTCCGGGTTTAGGCTCGTATTGCGCGGTAGAACTCACGAAAAGAAAACAACATGTGTTCACGGACACAATCGAGGAACTGCACCCCCACATAGACAACTGGAACAACGATAACTGCGACATCTTCTACGCTGTCTCATGCTTCAATGGAAAGAAGCGCGAAGCTGACAAAGCTACGCACGTAAAGTCTTTCTTTGTTGACTTGGACGGGTACGCATCAAAGAAAGATGCAGTACTGGCGCTGGATGCGTTCATGGCAAAGGTCGGGCTTGATGCGCTCGGCAAACCGTGGATTGTTGGTTCAGGTGGGGGACTGCATTGCTACTGGCCGATGTCCCGCGACATGACGATTGCTGAATGGCGACCTGTTGCGCAGAACATAAAACTTCTATGCAAACAAGAAGGTATGGTCATCGACATGGCTGTCACCGCAGATGCGGCTAGGCTGATGCGGGTGCCGGGCACCAAGAACCACAAGAAGAAGTATGTGCAACCTCTTCCTGTAAAGCTGTTGATGGAAGGCGACCTGTTTGACTTTGATGCGTTTGCTGAAGTCATTAACTCCAACCTCAAGGAGAAGGCACCACCGCAAGCTGACCCCATCATGTTGCCGGGGGCGCGGCCAAAGAACGTGAAGACAACTGCACAGATCAAGATGATGCAGAACAGCCGCACAGTCTTTGCCGAGTTCCAACCTCACTGCGCCCAGATTGCTGACTACGTTGCCACAGCCCAAGAGGACGGCAAAGAACCTATCTGGAGGGCGTTGCTGTCATGGGCTAAGGTCTGTGATGATGGTATGGAACACGCGATTAAGCTAAGCGACCTGCACCCGTACCCACACGAGCGCATGCACCAGAAGTTGGCTGAGATCAAAGGGCCGTACTCTTGCTTGGCATTAGACTCGCTGAACCCCGGGATATGCACAAGTTGTCCACACTGGGGGAAGATTACAAATCCGCTGATCCTTGGCAGGGAGATCAAGGTTGACAACACAGAGAAAGTCATACCGCTAAATACTGTCAGCGAAGACTTTGTAGAAGAAGAATTCTTTGCGCTTGAGGATGCAGGAGACAGCGACGAACCAGAACACATTGATGCAGTCAAGCGCCCTCCTCCACCACGTGGGTACAGCTACGGCGAGAACGGCGGTGTGTACTTTGTAAGGATTGATGAAGACGAGGACGGCAAGAAATCCAAGAAGACTACGCAGCTTGTTCCGTACGACTTGTTTGTGGTTGACCTGCTTAAGATGGAGGAAGACCATCTGGTTCACATGGCCGCTGTGCGTCCCGAAGGCGTGCTGACACTTAACTTCCCACAGAAATCAATCGTGAGCAAGGACGAGACTCTCAAGTGGCTGGCAAGCCAGAACATCGTGTCCACATTTGCTGGCTTCGACAAACAGCTTTATGAGTATGTACGCGCTTGTGTAGGTGAGGCATCGCAGTCCAAGAAGCCCATCGTTGTGCCGTACCAATGTGGTTGGCAAGAGAACGACAGCTTTGTTTACAACCACCGCGTGTTCAGCAAAGATGGTGGAGAGACCCGCGTCCCGATGCCCGGCCTTGAGAACATCAACCGCAACACATCGGGGGCTGGCAGTATAGATAAGTGGCGTGAGTTGTGGCAGACCATATTCGTGAACAAGCCCGGCATGAATACCGCGCTGGCTGTGTGTCTGGATTCGTTCGGTGCACCACTGATGCGGTTCACGGAGTACGAGGGGTTTGTGTGGCACATTGGTTCACGCCATTCTGGTACTGGTAAATCACTGGTGCTGAGCGCAAAGGCTGGCGTGTGGGGACACCCACTGCGGTACAGAACAGGTAAGGGCACATCTCCGGTTGCAATGCAGCAACGTGCAGGTCTGCTTAACAGCATGCCGCTTCTGATTGACGAGATCACAAACACCCAACGTGCCAACATGGAGTGGGCACCAACGTTTATCTTTGACTTTGCTGAAGCGCAGGGCAAGGAGCGTATGGAGTCTGGTGCAAACAAAGAACGCATCAACAACACGACATGGAAGACAACGTGCACCATGACTTCCAACGAAAGCCTGACAGACTACATGGCAGGGGCAAGGAAGTTCAGCTCAAACGGTGAGCTTCTGCGTATGCTGGAGTGGAATCCAAACGTCAAACTGGAATGGACTCCGCAAGAACGTGAAATTCTGTTGGAGATGAAGCACAACTATGGCGTGGCTGGAGAAGCGTGGATCAGGTGGCTGACAAAGAACCAGCACGTTGCAGAACAAGTTGTAGCCAAGACGCACAAGCACTTGAAAAAGGTCATGGACTTCGATGATGACGAACGCTACTGGCACGCTGGTTGCACGGTCATTGTTGCGGCGGCTGTGCTTCTTCGCAGGGACTACGCCGGTATCATTGATGTAGAGGTGCAGAAAGTTATTGATGCGCTTAAGCTTGTTGTTGAGAAAGCCCGTGGCATTATCCGTGGCAGTGTGCGCACCGCTGAGGATGTATTGAACGCCTACACCGGAGACAACTACGGAAGCTTCATCATCATTAAGAAAGCTGAGGGTCGCCTGATGGCCGCATGGGGGGATGGCGAGTCTGTTGACAAGTCGCTCACCAGATCAAAAGTACTTGGACGTGTTGAGCATGGGACGCTTGCAGATGGATTCAGAGAGTATTACATTGAGGAACAACTTCTCAGGAAGCATTGCGTCAGCATGAGCTTTAGCTACGATGACTTTAAGAAGCAGATGGAGAAGATGTTTCGCGTCAAGTACTCCAAGAAAGATATGCTGGGCAAGACCAACGGCCCATCCATGCGCGTCAACGCTATGCACATAACTTTTGAGGAAGAGCAGTTCAATGGAAATAATCTATCCGTGGGCGACACTTAAACCGGGGGAGGGGTTTTTTGTTCCCGGGTTGGATGTCGTAAAGATAAAGGAACTGGGGCTACGCGCCTCAGTTCCTTACAAGTACCGGACTCAATCCTTTATTGGTATCAGAAAGGGGTTGATAGGTGTATGGTTTTATCGGAAACCTGTCTCACAGTCTCCGCCACGGCGATCTTTATCTTCCTGATACTGTCGAGTTGCGCACGCTTTTCTTCTGGCGACATGTTTGATGCGGCAATCGCCCGTTCAGCTTGAGTCAACTTATTCATGTTGGCTTTAAACTTGTTGGCCATATCGGCTTGCATGTACTCATTGCCGCGACGTTGCAGTAAACCCATTGCGCCAGACATGTTGCCTTCTTTCACCATCTGGTCAAACGTGTGCTTAACCTTGAGGTTCTCGTTCATGCGCTCGTACACGTTGTTGATGATGCCGCCAGCGTCATTGGGTTGGAACGCACCACCAACAATAGGGTAGTCTGACAGCCGCTTAACAGCTTGCTCAGGGGTTTCACTTGCGGGTATGCCCACACTGAGTGCGTGCATGAACGCTGTACCCATAGTGCCGGTGTAGCCACTGATGAGCTGCTCAAACACAATGGGGGAGATGCCCAGTGCTTTACCAACACTTTTGGCCAACTCTGATGTGTTGGCGCGGAACTGTTCTTCCGGCAGTAGCTGCTTCTCACGCGCAGACAAAATATCCCTACCTGTGTAGAACGACTTGCCAAGCCCGGCTTCAATAGCGGGTTTCATTATCTGCGGTATGCCGTATGACGAACCGCCGGGTATTGTCTGAAGCAGAATTTGTTTGAACGCTTGCACAGCTTCTTCGCCGCCATGCTCATTGACCATGCTGTTGTACAACGCCTCAGGCAACGCTTTGAAAATGTAACCAACTTCAAACGGAACTGGTATACGTACAGGCTCATCCAAACCCGGAATGCGCACAAACCAGTTGCCGTATTTTTGGTCAGGGGTAGCGTTCTTGTACGCGTCGTCGTCCTGCATCAAAGCGGCATAGGCAAGGCTGGCCACGGCCATCATGGCACCACGCTGTAACATCTTTTCACGGATACGCAGTTGATCGTTGAAAGGCATTTTGCCCATTGACGCTTTGTACAACACGTTCAGACCTTGAATCTGTGCGTTGAAGAACGGTATCAGTGCATTGGCTACATGTATTGATGGGGACGCGCCTCGCTTGTTGAAGTTCATTGACTCCAGCGCCAACAGTGTTGCCTCCATCTCAGACAAACCTTGGTTAATGTAGCTGTTGTACTGCGCACGGCGTGTCGTAGCATCTGCCTCCATACCCATAGCTTCAAGCTTGCCAAGCGCAGACATCCAGCCCGGCTTGCCCTCAGACACATCACGCAGAATCTTGGTGAGGTCGGCGGCACCGCCAGTAAACTGCTGCCCACCGGTAATACCACGGCGCTCAAGTGTCTGCTTGGTTGAGGAGTTCAGTTCTTTCAGCGCACCAATGACCGGCATGAAGTCAGCACCCGAGATGATGGGCGCGGCCACAGAGTCACGGAACAACTGCTTCGCCATGTACAACGGGCTGATAGTAATTGCTTTACGCAACAACAAAGATGGCATCGCCATGACGCGCAACATTGCGGGCATCTGTGTAGGAATACCCTCCATACCTTTGACCAGTATGTCGGCGGGCACGCCAGTATCAAATTCCTTGTTGCCGATCTTGACCTTCTCGGTAGCCAGCACTGCGTAACGATCTTCCCCGTCAACACGGAACTTGACCACGTTGGTGCCAGAAGATATTTTTACAAACTTAGCGGCGTTCAGATCAACAAGTTCATGCACAGCATTCTTGGTTGCCAAATTGCGCATGCCCATATCCATCAACAAGTTGGTGTTTTGCACAGAGCTTGTCAAAAAGTCAAGGATAGGGTTCTCACCGCCAACTAACTCATGTAGGTATGGTTGCTCCGCAATGCTGCCTATGCGGATAGGAGACTCACTACCAATCACAAGCTCGGCCACGCCGTTGCGTTCACGATAGAACGGAATGTAATCATTCTCGCTGAGCAGACGCTTTGCAACATCTTTAGATAGAGCGCCAGTGCTGACAACAAAGTTCACCAAGTTGCGGTTGTACGCGTTGTACTCATCTCGCGCACGTTTGAACACATCTTCTAAGCCG